TTTGGAAACTTTACAATGATATGCTCGTTGCAGTAAATCAAGGCGGAAAACGAAAAGGTGCAGGATGTGCATATCTTGAAACCTGGCATTCTGATATTGAAGATTTTCTTGCTTTAAGAAAAACCGTGGGTGATGACAGAATGCGTTGTCACGATATGAACACTGCAAACTGGATTCCTGATTTGTTTATGAAACAAGTAGAATCAGATGGGTCTTGGTATTTGTTTAGTCCGAACGAAGTTCCTGAATTACACGAAACATTTGGAGATGAATTTGAAAATAAATATTGGGAATACGTGCAAAAAGGACAAGACGGGGAATTAGACGTTTTTCGTGAATTAAAAGCAAAAGATTTGTGGAAGAAAATGCTAAAAAGTATTTTTGAAACCGGTCACCCTTGGGTCACCTTCAAAGACCCAAGTAATATTCGTTATAGCAATCAGCACATAGGAACGGTGCATAGTAGCAATTTGTGTACCGAAATTCTTCTTCACACAAAACCAACGATTCACAATGACGATGGAACTCGTTCAGTTAAAGAATACGGAGAAACTGCAACTTGTAATTTGGCAAGCATTAATTTGAAACGTCATGTCGGACAAAACGAGCACGGAGAAAAGTTCATAGACTATGCCAAGTTAGAACAAAGCACACAAATGGCTATGCGTATGCTTGATAATGTAATTGATTTAAATTACTATCCAACTGAGGAAGCAAGAAAAAGTAATATGAATCACCGACCAGTTGGACTTGGAACAATGGGTTGGCATGATATGTTTTACGAGTTTAATGTTAATTATGGAAGTGATGATGCAATTCGTATTTCCGATGAAATTTACGAAAACATTTCATATTTTGCTATTGAGGCATCTTCTGATATGGCACTTGATCGTGAAACATACGAATCGTATAAAGGAAGTTTGTGGGATCAGGGAACATTTCCTATTGATACATACAAACAAGTAATGAAACTTCGTGGGAAATCACCCAAGATTAGATTACGCAAAGATTGGGATAAACTAAAAACAAAAGTAGCAAAACAAGGAATGCGTAATTCTAATACAATGGCAATCGCACCAACTGCAACGATTAGTTACATTGCTGGATGTTCACAAAGCATTGAACCTAATTTTGGTGTCATATTTGTTTACTCTACGTTAAGTGGTGAGTTTACGATGATGAACGAATACTTTGTAAATGATATGAAAGCAGAAGGACTATGGACAAAAGAACTTGCTAATCTTGTTAAAAGTGTTGACGGAGATTTACAAAAGTTGAACGGAGCCATTCCACCTTGGGTTAAAGAAAAATATGTAACTGCATTTCAACAAGATCAATTCAAACTTATTGATTGTGCAGCCGCACGTCAAAAGTGGATTGACCAAGGACAAAGTCTTAATCTCTACAACGACAAAAGCAGTATGAAGTTTCTGAATGACATTTATTTTCATGCGTGGAACTGTGGTTTGAAAACAACTTACTATCTTCGCAATTTGGCTGCAAGTACAATTGAAAAGTCAACGGGTGTTAATGTAGAAGAACACGCACCGGAATCCGATGAATCAAAAACTGAATCTGAAGAACCATCATTGTGCAGTATAGAAGCAAAAATGCGTGGAGAAGAATGCGAGAGTTGTCAGTAGATTCTAAAAAAGGTCGTAATTTAATCGTGACTCCATATATATTAGTAGCACCAATCCTAAAAAACCTAAACGGAAGGAGTCAAAATATGAACGCAGTAAAACTACTAACAATAGTGACCTTATCGGTCTTTTCGGCAAGCACTTTAACGGGTGCTCAGAGCATTAAACAAAAACGAGAAATTGCGGATCATTTACAAGATGTATCTGTTACTATCAAAGCAAAAGCAAAATATAGTAGTTCTGAAGGTTCTGGTGCTATGATTATCCGTGAAATTGACGGAAAAAAAGTTACTTTCGTTTGGACGGCTGCTCATGTAGTAGATAATCTTCGCAAAGTTCGTAGTGTAATAGAAGGTGGCACTCCTGTAAAATTAATTGAATTTAGTGATGCCTCAATTGTAAAAGAACTTGTAGAAAAAGGCAGACGGGTAGGTGAAATGAAAATGGATGCCAAAGTTATAAAGTATTCAGATTACAGAGACGGACACGATCTTGCGTTACTTATGGTTCGTGCAACCGATTATGCTAAAAGTGGTGTTGAATTTAATCTTAGTAAAGACAATGACGGAATTATTCCAATTGGCACGGACTTGATTCATGTTGGATCATTGCTTGGTCAAATGGGTGCAAATTCTATGACGAAGGGTATTGTATCACAAGTAGGAAGAACACTTGATAAATATGAATATGATCAAACTACGGTAACTGCATTTCCAGGAAGTTCAGGAGGTGGAGTTTATTTGGAAAACGGAAAATATGTAGGAATGATTGTTCGTGGTGCAGGTGAAGGATTCAATTTAATGGTACCTGTTCGTAGAATGATTGAGTGGGCAGAAAAAAATGACATTATGTGGGCAATTGATCCAAAAGAAGAAATGCCAAGTTTAGACGAAATTTTAAGTATGCAAATTGAAGATTCTGGTATTGTTCGTAGTGCCGATGATGGTGATGATGAAAAATCATTACAAAAAACTTTTCCGTTTCGTATAAAAATACTTCCACATGAAAGAGGAAAAACTTCCGAACGAGTTTTAAAACAATTACCTTTTGAAGATTTCACTCCTAAATTTGAGTTGAAATATTGAGATTTGTAAGGTCTATTTTAAAGGTTACATTTTTATTATTTTTATCACCCTTGGTGCTTTATTGCACCGAGGGTGATGGGTTTATAGACATAAACAAAACTTGGTTAAATATAATTGATCCAAGATTACAAGCATCGTATGAAGCATATGAAAAAGAAAAAAGAAAACGAGCAGAGTTTTCTAAAGGAATTGCGAAATTTGCTACATTAAAAAAATCACAATTAGATTTAGCACTAATGATTCACAAATTTAATTTAAAAGGACCACATTTTGATCATAATAAATTTGATGAATACACTAAGTGGATGCGTATATATGAAAAAGAAATTTTAATTGCAACTAACAATTATGATGCTCAATCTTATGTTTTCTTTTTTGAAGAATTCGTAAAACTTACATTCAAACGAGCAGGAATGATTGATCCTAATTGCAAAATAAAAGATTGCGAATGTAAAAACTTTATTAAGTAACACTAATATGTATATCTATGGGAACTATCAAAAAAATTATTTGCAAAATTAAATGCTTTTTCGTATCGTGTTGTTCAGATGACAAGTGTGATTGTCTGTGCCACGGAAAGAATTAATTTAAATTACTTTACTTACACATATAAATGTGGTATATTTAGTTCTTAAATAAAAAAGAATTATATATGAAACATTTATTGGTATTATTATGCGTGTATACACTTACTGCGTGTAGCATTAAAAATAAGATATGGAATTCAACGGGTAGTCAACTTGGTGTGACTAAACAATCAATACAACCTCCCTTAGTTGATACCACATCTGTACCAACGGTTCATCAACAGACTTCACAGATGCAACCAATAAGTGTGAATAAAACATCACCTCAGAAAAAATCTTTTGAACTGAAATGGTATTATGTACTTCCGTTTGTGGGACTTGTCATTCTCGGGTTTCTTGTGTATCGTTTAAAACAACAAAATTTAAAATCATTATAATCCTTTTAAACAAATAAATCGATATATATTACTATGAAAAGTGGAGAACTATTAGGAAAAGAAACAGAGGGAGTGAATCAAATCCTTCCTCATAAGCATAAGTGGGCGTGGGATCTATATGAACAAGGTGTCAAAAACAACTGGGTACCGACTGATGTGCCAATGACAAAAGATGTTCAAAATTGGAAATCCTCACCTGATGATGCTTTAAGTGAAGATGAACGTTTAGTTATCAAGAGATGTCTTGGTTTCTTTGCCGGAAGTGAAAGTTTGGTTGCAAATAATCTTATGACATTATCCAAGTATATTACTGATCCTGAGTGTAGGCAGTATATGGCAAGGCAAATGTACGAAGAGTGTTTACATAATCACACTGTAGTCTATATCTGTGATAGTTTAGACTTGGATATTAGTGAGGTATACGAAGCATATAAAACTATTCCTTCAATCAAAGCAAAAGATGATTTTCTAATGGAGATAACTGGTGGACTCAATGAAGCCAATATCGACACATCTACCATTGAAGGAAAACGAGAGTTATACAAGGCCGCATTTACATATTGGGTTGTATGCGAAGGAACATTCTTCTTCAGTGGATTTGCAATGTTGCTTGCACTAAGTGACAAGATACCTGGTATTGCAGAGCAAATTCAATATACTCTTCGTGATGAAAGTATTCATATTAAGTTTGGAACAACTTTATTAAATAAAATACGTGAGCAAAATCCAAGTTTGATGAACGAACACTTTGAAGCAGATTTGACTGAAGTTTTAAAACGAGCAGTTGAACTTGAAATTTCTTATGCTAAAGATGTTTTGCCACGTGGAATTCTTGGATTAAATTCCGAAATGTTCGTAGATTACATGCAGTTCATTGCCAATCGTAGGTTAGAGAATTTAGATATGGCATATCGGTACGATAGTGATGTTAATCCGTTTCCTTGGTTGAGTGAAGTAATTGATATTCGTAAGCAAAAAAACTTTTTTGAGACCCGAGTAATAGATTATCAAGATGAATCGGCATTAGTTGACGATTTTTAATTGATATGTACATATATATAGTTAGTGGATTACAACCAGGAGCTATACGAAAAAAGTTTATATTATCGTCATGTTGTTGATGAGTGTAATGAAATTGATAAACATAAGTGGATTGAGTCTGAAAAGGCAGGCGAAGATATAGGAAAAGATAAAGCAAGGTGGTCTTGGATATGCAATCATAAAAATAATTGGCATTCTCATTGGATATCAGAAAATCTTGATAGTTTAAACAATAAAACGGAATAGTTTTTATATTTATGCTGTATGGAGCACGATGAAAATATAACAGAACCTTCTGATGAAAAAAGGTTTCTAAGATTTTTACCAACAAACCCACTCCGACATTTTAAATTACTAATAATAGTTTTATTACATTGGGCAGTTGTGATTGGTAACTTTAGTGCATTTTTTATTCTTGCGTTTCAAGGTTTAACACCGTTTGGATATCCTTGGTACATATGTTTACCATTATGCTCGTTTATCATATTAATATCTTTTTCAAGAGTATTAGATTGTCCAATGACCCGTTATGAAAATAAACTTAGGGTTCAAGTGGGTAAACCAACTATCAAGGGATTCATAGGTCATTATTTTCTGAAACCATATATGCGTAGAAAAATCAGAAAAGCACGAGAAAATAGAAAAACAAAAGAGCAACATGAAAATAAATCTTAAAGATGCAATTGCATTTGCAAAGTGGGTATTTGAAAAAAATAAAGTACCAAGCAAATATTCAAACGTATGTGCAGATGTTTTACTAAGTGCTGACGAACTAGGATTCAAATCCCACGGATTAAGCAGACTTAACTATTATGTAAAACGAATTCAAGATAAAGTGATTGATGTAAATGCGACTCCTGAGATTGTGCGTGACAACAAAGCGTGTGTAACTATTGATGGTCATAATGCTCTTGGTCAGATTGTTGGTAAGTATGCAATGAATCAAGCAATCGCAAAAACTCACGAACATGGAATTAGTTGTGTTGCAGTTAGAAATTCTTCGCATTATGGAATAGCAAGTTATTATAGTCGGTATGCAACTCAGCAAAATTTAGTGGGAATGAGTTTTACAAATGCAAGACCTGCGGTTGCACCACTTAATGGAGTAGAACCAAAGATGGGTACTAATCCATACGCAATAGCATTTCCTTCTGATGAAAAATATCCGTTTAGTATTGATTGTGCAACTTCAGTTTATCAAAGAGGAGACCTTGAAGTAATAGCAAGAAAAACACCTGATAATTATGTACCAAATTGTGCTATTGTATCAGAAAATGAAAATCTTACATTTGAACGTTCGTTGCGTTGGTTAAAAAAAGGAATTGCGGCGTTGACACCAATCGGTGGACATAAAGGTTCTGGTTTAAGTATTGCAATAGAATTAATGTGTTCGGCATTTCAAAGTGGTGCTTATATGAGCAAACTTAGTGGACTTTACGAAGGAGATACCAAAAATCCAAATTATGATATTGGTCATTTCTTTATTTGTATTGATCCAGAAAATTTTGCAGATTTAAAAGATTTCAAGAAAAATGTTGGTGATGTAATGCGTGAAATAAAATCAAGTAAAAGTAAACGAGGTGAAGAAATTTTAGTTCCAGGAGAAACTGAATATAATTCATCCAAAGAGGTTCGTAAAAACGGAATTGAAATTTCAGATGAACTGTGTGAGGAGTTAAATAAACTCGGATT